GATAAAGCAGACATCCAAGAAGGGTGGTTCTACTTCTACGACGCCGAACAGGATCACATATAAGGCAAAGACAAAGGCACCTCTCGGGATCGCTGTGCATACAGAGATCACAGGCGGAGTTGCTCACGGGTTGTCAAAGAATGCTTTGAAACATAGCGATAACGTATTTGTCCCAGAACATGAATATCATCCTGATCCGAAGACATATTCAGATGAAGATAGGAAAGCGACAGAACAGCATCTGAATGCAGCAAAGGCGCTATTAAAAGGTCATACGACCGAGCATCTCACTCCCGCACATATCGATCCTAAGAAAGGAGGTCATTTCACTACATACCTCAACAGGACGACGAGACGCGGCGAGACTGCCACTGTAGAAGGATACAAGAAGCATCTTGCTGCTGAAGGTGAGAAGGCNGCTAAGAAATTAAAGACACCNGCAGGACAACAGANAACAAGAGATCAATTTGCTAGCCATATCGCTCATGTCGAAAAGCATGCTCCTCATTTTCAACGCTCATTAGACATCAGACATCATCTCGGACAAGCTACAGAACATGTCCTAAAAGGAATCTCGCACCCTGACATGGAAACATCTATAGATGGCAAGAAGTCACAAGGTGAAGGCATCGTGCTTCAGAAGAAAGATTCTGCAGGAAAGATGAGACCTGTATCAAAGTTAGTCCCAGTTAAAGTATCTAATGCGATATTAAACAATCCGAGGTTTGCAGAATGAAGACCTTCATCCAATTCATATCAGAAGAAGAAGATACCAAGCACGGCGTCTTTGCGTTCGGAAGATTCAATCCGCCGACTGTCGGACATGAGAAACTCATCCATGCTACAGAAAAAATTGCTGCTAAACACGGTGTAGGAGCAAACATCATCGCTTCTCATTCAGAAGGAACATCTAAGAATCCGGTCCCGACTAAGTCTAAAGTAGGATACTTGAAGAAAGTTGTTGCAAAGACATCTACTGTATCTCATTCTGACAGCGAATCTCCTAGCGTATTACAGCAAGCAGCAAAGCTCCATAAGCAAGGTGTCACTCATCTCCATATGGTCGCTGGCTCTGATCGTGTAGACGAGTATCATAAATTGCTTCATAAGTATAATGGAACACACGAAGGCGCTCTGTTTAACTTCAAGCATATTAACGTACATTCGGCAGGCTCTCGTGATCCTGATGCCGAAGGTACAGAAGGTGTATCAGGAACCAAAGTCAGAGCTATGGCACATGCAGGTGATACGGAAGGTGTCAAGAAAGCAATACCTAAAGCTCTCCATCCTCATGTGAAAGAGATGATGGGACACATCCAGAGCATTAAAGAAGATGTAGATATCTAATTATAAATATATAAAAATCGAACCCGAGAGATAACATGGCAACCAATCAACAGACATCACAAGCTCCTCCTGCAGATAATGCTAAAGATATCCGAGATAACAAGACTACTAGTTCTAAGAAATTAAAGACGGGTGAAGTCAAAGATCAGATATCTAAAGGATCTACTATGGTCGGTAAGACTCCAGAAAATCCTTCAGGCAAGCCAGATGTTATTGAAGTCAATCCTATGCAGAATGAAGGTATATTATCTCAATTGAATGCTATCTATGATAGAGTGTTATCTGAATTGGATACGCATCTCAGAGATGACGGAACAACATCGCTGACCAATATCTATAAGAAAGACACTCCAGGAGAAGTAGTCAATAGTAAGTTTGCTCTACAGTTTAAGAACCCAAAGAATGATAAAGAGGCGGCATCTCGCTCAGGTAATCCTGTTAGAAAAGAGATGGATATCGTCAGAAGAAACGATGCTAATGCAGATCGTAAGACAGACAGCGCATACTATCGCCATCAGTCAATCGTAAAGAATGTCATCGATGAGGCGACTGAGGCTAAAGAAGAAAGAAACTATCCTAAGTCACCTACCGGAATGGGACATTCTGCTGATGCTCATTTTAATCAGCAATCAAAAAAGATGCAGGATGCTATCAATATGCACCTTCGTAATGGCAAGGACTATCCTGAAGCTGTAAAAGCTGCCAAGGTCCATGTTAAGGAAGAAACCGAGCTCAAAGAAAAATATGGCAAAGGGTATGTATCTCCTGCGAGCAAGATCGAAAAGGCGATGAAAGCAAAGGGCATACAACCTGATTCTGGCGACAAATATCGCCAAGAGATGGAAAAGAATTCTGCTGCATATCAAGCGATCCTTGATAGAGAAGCAGCCGCAAAGAATAAAACAAATGAAGAAGTATTAGGTTGTGACATTGATGATCTCACAGAGGAAGAGTTAGGATTCACTGAAGAGAACTTCATACCTTCTGGGAATGAGCTCTATGAAGACTGGAATGAACTAGAAGAAGAAGCAGAATATCAAGGACGCAAAGTTAAATTGGGTAAACCTTTCTTGACGCCAGGCGGTCCTAAGAAGCGTTCTGTATATGTGAAGAATGAGGGTGGGAATATCGTAAAGGTCAATTTCGGCGATCCTAACATGACGATCAAGAAGAACATCCCTGCTCGTCGTAAATCATTCAGAGCTAGACATCATTGTGATACGAATCCGGGTCCTCGCACAAAAGCCAGATATTGGAGTTGTAAGGCATGGTAATGTTATCTTTTAATGATTTTATCCTAGACGAAGATCTAAGACAATGGTTCAAAGACAGATGGGTCCGCATGGATACCAAAGGCAACATCAAAGGCGATTGCGCTAGAGAACCAGGCGAAGGTAAGCCTAAATGTCTTCCTATAGCAAAAGCAAGAGCCATGGATAAAGAAGATAGGGCAACAGCCGCAAGAAGAAAAAGAAGAGAAGATCCAGTAGCAGATCGATCAGGCAAGGGTAATAAACCCATCAATGTACAGACAGAAGAATACATAGAAGAAAAGAATGCACCTACTAATTCTGCTTTGTGGTCAAGAGCTAAGAGCTTAGCAAGACAGAAGTTTGATGTATATCCTTCAGCATATGCGAATGGATGGGCAGCTAAATGGTATAAGGGCAAAGGCGGCGGATGGAAGTCAGTCGCATCTGAGAGTACAGAAATATTTAAGGGATTGGGAGACACATAATGGATCAGTTAATTGAAAAGATGAAGGCATATCACGCATCTAATTTTGCGTTTTATCTGAAACTACACTTCTTTCACTGGAATGTAGAAGGACCGAACTTCCCTCAGTATCATGAGTTTTTCGCAGATCTGTACACTGATGTACATGGTGCAGCAGATGTTATCGCAGAACACATCAGAGCTTTGCAGTCATATGCTCCGGGATCGTTTACTAGATTCAGCGCATTGAGTTCTATCGCAGATCAGATCGATCCTATTCCTGCCTCAGAAATGATCGATATGGCTATAGCAGATAATACGAAATTAATGTTTATGATCTCTAATTTAGATAAGATGGCGAACGATGCGGGTGAAGTTGGTCTCAGCAATTTCCTCCAAGCACGTCATGAGATCCATAGAAAACATCAGTGGATGCTCAGAGCAACATCTAAACCTATGTAATTTTACAAAATCATAAATAAAAGAACAGTAATATGTTCTTATGTATTAATTTTTTAAAAGGAGATCAAAATGGCTCAATGGGGCAATACAGACGTAGCAGGCAATTCAGTACTTTGGGGTGTAACCGGATTCAATGGCGCTCCGAATACAACAAATCGCACTGCTTTTTATGATAATATTACACCTGATGCTTTTGTGACAGGACTTACAGCAGGTCAGTTCGGCGTTGATACTACAGAAATGGGTGTTGGATCTGGAAACGTTGCTCAGATCATCGTAACAAATGCCGGTACTGGTTATAATGCTAATGCTACAATCACCTTTAGCGGCGGTGGTGGTACATCAGCCGCAGCTACTGGTACTGCAAATAGTTCTGGAAAGATCTCAGGATCTACTATCTCTAATGCAGGATCGTCATATGAGACAAATCCCACAATCGTTTTTGCTGCAGCTGCGAATACTCCCTTCAATGCTAATAGCGCCGTAACTGGCGGAGCAAGCACAGGATTAGCAACAGACGCAAACAGCACCATTTCATTCCCATATGTTTCAGCAAACAATTCTGGAACAGCAGCATTTCAAGTGGGAGATACGATTAAATATCGCGTCAATACAGGCAATACTGCAAACATTGGATTGACTAATGAGACTATCTTTTTTGTTCAGCATGCTAACACAACAAAGATCGCATTAGCTGCAACATCCGGCGGTGATAGAATCACTCTTACTAAAGGATTTACAGAAGCTGGCCACTATCTACAAGGAACAACAGCAACAGGTGCTGCAGTTGTTGGTGGCGCACAAAATAAAGGTGTCACACATGCTGGTTGGAATGTCCGTACAGTAGGTAGCGGCGGACGTGCAGGTCGTGTCCAATACGAAACATTAGTAGCTATGGGTTCAATTGCCAATGATGGATCTGATGATGACGTCTTGCCAGACGCATAAGATCTGAATAATAATTGATTACGGGGAGGGAGCAATCCCTCCCTTTTTTATTGACATAAATATACGATAAATGAATAACTAAACAGAGGGTGCAATGCCAAAG